CTTCTAATTCATGATCAGTGCTTAAGTCATTCATTTTCTCGACAACGTATTAATTATGTTTATATTCATGCTAACAAGATTGAGATTAAGTCTTATCAATGTAATCTTGTAACATTTTGCCACCTCGCTACAACCATTACTGCATGAAAGTTAAATTTTTCGCCCATTAATAATTTTGTATTGAAACTTATCCAATTATCTCTGTGTCGTTTGCCTTATTACTCTCGGAGATTGTACCGCTATGTATAATTCGTTCTGGTAATCGCGTCATTATTATCTTATTCTCTAAAACTTAGCCGGCTTTTGCTAAATACTCAAAATTAGTTCTTGATATGGCTAAATTTTTAAATAACATTCCACATCCGTGTTTTCTATGTGGCGTTTCACTAAATACTTCACATAATTCTCTCTTAAAACTATCCAAGAACTGTTCATTCAAAATTATCAACACATCGTCACCTGCTACTTGAATAAAATAATCACCGCTATTCATATAAGTTTCTGGTTATATAATTTAATCATCGGTAACATATTCATACGCTCTTTTGTCCACTACACTCTTTAATCGTATCTTATCCATAATATACATAAGCATAAATAAAACGCGATTAGTATTTCCAAAAGTAGTTAGTAAGTTTTTCCCTGAACAAACGGTTCCTTCTAATTAAGCGCGTAAAATACAATTAAGTCTACCTTATTGCCCTTGAATCTGTAGTTCTCTCGCCTCGATAGATACGTCTTAATCAAATTAACACGCGTATAAAATCGCTTAATGTATTTCGTCGTGCGACATTCCTATATAAGGCGCTACTAATGGAATTACCATCCTTAATAGCGGACCGTCTATCATTTCTAAAACGGGTTTAGATTGATGTGAATCGTGTCTAGATAAATCATAATAGACGAAAACTGGATTATTTATTAAATTGTAAGCTACAGTTAACACATTCTCGACTTACCCTAAATTTTTATGCAAAGATGAATGTAAACCATAAAAAGTCTTTCTATATAATTAAATTATAAAATGATTAATAGTACCTAAAACTAATTTTGCTAGCGCTTTGGGGTTGCTTATATTACGTGAACATATTTCTTTAAGTGCTTTTAACACATGCTCATTAGTTTTAGCAAATTATACCGCTGAAGGGCTTATGTGTTTATCTGCCTCCCATCGCAACAATGCGTTTTTCAAAATTGGTTTAACAGAAGCTCGTTAAGTATTTATGAAATCCTAAAAAGTAAAACATTCATTAATATTCCCTAAAACAGTTTCGAATTCCTAAAATAATTATATTCGTTAACTTATGCAATCTTCTTTATATAATAACAACCATTTATGGCATGGTAATGTCTTAGGTTGACTTTACCGTACTAATAACCCGTGGATTTTCGCAACTGTATCGGCCTAAGCCTTCAAATAAGCATTAGATTTACTAAAAATATCTAATCCCACGTAATGACTTGCACTTTCTCTAATCTATTAACAATCTAACCATAATAATAGTTTGCGCATAGCTTCTTTTTATCGCATTAATTCTGCGTGTATATGCATTTTTTATTATCGTTCACGTTATAACTTCATCCCGTTAAAGATTTTTATAAGCATTTTCCGTTTATTAGTCCACTTCGAGTTCCCTGTGGTATAACTCAGTCTTGTGTTGTTAATTTATTTGTAAATATCATTCATTTATTATTGACGTTCATACCTAAATTCTTTTTAATGGTAATCTAATCCGTCTGGAGAATAAATATATTTCACGTCGCAAACTATGTATTCTTGTTCTTTATCAAAAAAATCTAAAATATCTTAGTAGTGTTAATTGAAACTCAAAAGCTCTGGAGATTCAAAATTCATTATGTTAGCCACTTGTTCTTACTTAACCAACATTCCTTTTATCTGTCCAAGTTCAATGTTATATTAAAATCCGTTCCCATTATCTCGTCGTTCTTATAAATACTCAAGTTCACCTTCTTCTACTAACGGTTAATAATGCCTAGGTATATCTATACGAAGCTCTTAACGCTATTGTTGATTATTTTAAGAATTCTGAATGCGTGTATTTGCAATGTCTTTGCGAAAGCTTGTAAACCATTTCATAATATGTTGTTTGATTAAAAAGAATAACATTAATAATATGAAATATAGTGCAAAATTGCCAATCACCATCAAAATTACCGAAAATACTTGGTATTCTATTTATGACAAAATATCCTGTATATACGCAATAGATCGCTAATTAAAGTAAAATTGCTATTTAGAAGAGTCATTCTC